TAGTTTCTCCATCTGCAAATGCATATTGACTTGCTTTTACTCTACCAATTTGACCTGCATAGTGTCCTTTGCTTTCATCATCTTTATCAATCATAAAACCTTGGAAACCTTCAATTGGTTCACCCTCTACATTTAGCATTAAATGTTTAGCACCTGGAATAAATGAATAATCATCCAAATGGATATTATTAATTTTCAATATGTGGTTACCCGGAGCTAATGTTTTTGGAAGGCCCGAACCTCCAGTGCTTAAATCAGTTGTACTTAATCCCATTTTTATTTATTTTTAATTGTTACACAAATACTTTGTCCCATGTTGTTGTCAGGACATCATCTACCATTTCACTTATTACTATCTCCTCATTTCTAAGGTGTTCTGGCCTAGCACCACAAGTAACTTCTTCATTTGTTTTGAAAGACAAAATAGTCTTGTTTCCTTTTCTATACATATAGCCAATAGCATCAGCTTGAGCACAGATAAGAGATTTAATTTTACCAGTTAAGTCAATGTTTGCTGACATAACCATTTCACCTTTATCATCTACCTGTTTGTCTTTAATGTGACCAGATAAAATAATGTGGGGCGCTAAGGTATCAATAAAATCTAAAACTTGAAAGAAAGCTTGACGGATATATAAATATCCTGCACCATTTGCAAGAGTGATAACACTAGTGCCATCAAAATTCTTACCCATTGGTGTTTGTCTATAAAGCTTAATTGCTAAAGGCATAATCATTTCCTCTAATGCAGTTACTGTATCTATAGTAACAAATTTATAAGGACATCCTGCTTCTTTAATAGCTTTACCAGTGTCAAGTAATTCCTGTAGATTATTAATTTTTACTTTCAGAGCTTCTACATAATCAGTTCCGTTTTCTAAATCTAATATTAGATTATTTTCAAGACCAGCATACGCTGTGGTTTTACCAGTCTTTGGTTTAGAATAGATAACTATTCTCTTGGGATTTACACGTCCTCCCTTTACTTTGTTTGTTGGTAGTATGATACTCATTGTCTGTTAATTAAAGAGTTTAACCATAATTTATTACTTACAGGCTTTTTCCATAGAATAGCAGCAATATCTCTGATTGTCATATTTGAAATAGCTGTATCATCTCCCACTAGTAAATCTTCTAGGGTTGGTTCTTTTACTTCTTCAGGTTTCTTAATCAGGTCTTCCTCAAAATTTGGGAAAACTAAACTATTCTGTAATCTCGGCATACCAGCATCTTCCTTAGAAGGAGACTCTTTAGCTTTCTCATACATTGGGTAAGCCATTTCTCTTCCATCTAAGTTAATAGTAATCATTTCAGCTAATGGAACAGTATAAGTAAAATAAGACTCACCAGTACTTTGATTGGTATTTTCTTTTTTCTCATACTCTTCAGCAAAATGAGGGTTGACTTTATATTTACAAAGTATTCTGTCATCATGAAAAGGTATATGATCTACTGTCTTTCCACTTGCATCAGTTACATTGTCATAAAATTCAACATAAATGTCCTCATCTTTCTTTAATTCCCATTCAAAGAACTGAAGCTGTCTTCCATACTTACCTTTCTGGAAGAATGCAGTCTTAATTACAAAGAATGGATCCATGATCCCCAACTTCCTGAATGTTTCCATGTGCTGCACATAGAATTCAGATGTTTTTTGTTGTCTTAAACTCATAACTTTTTTTTAATTTGTACTTATTTTTTGTTTTGTTGCTGTTGGTGGAGTATCAATCTCAATAATTCTCATTGTAGTCCGATCAAGCTTAAAGAAGCTTATACGTGTGGTACCATTTCTTGATTTTAAAAAGTGAAAGACTAATACATCTGTGTCACTAATAATATACTTTTCTGGACCATAATTTCTGATCTTTCTTATTGAAGGCTTATTAATACCTAATACTACATCAGCATGTTGCAACAACGCATCAGAACCATATATATCAGAATCTAATACATAATTACCGTAAGTTCCTTCTTCAGACCTTTTAGGGTCATCAATGTTTCTATTCAATTGACTAAGAACTACAAAAGCAACAGGATAATGCTTTTTCATCATAGTGAGTGCCTCACCTAATGAACCAAGCATTTCAAACTTGTCTTTTTCATTTCTAGATTTTTTGAATAGTGCAGAGTGGTCAATTGCAACTAGCATGTTTGGGTAAGTCCCATCTTCTTTTTTGTGTTTATTCATATGATAATGAATAGTTGCACACATTTCATCTACTGTACATGCATCATATACTACTTCTACTATATCTTTAGCAGCAGTTTTTTGATAATACTCTAAACATTTTTCATAGATATGTTTATCTATTTGTTTTCCCTTACTCATTAATGTATTGTAATCAGAACCTGTTTTCAGACTAAATTTTCTTACACCACTGGTTTCATCAACCATTTCCATCTGGAACTTTAAAACTCTAAATTCTTGGTCAGCATTGTGTTCTATAATATCACTAATCAACTGTTCCATGAATAAAGTTTTACCTGTTCCCGGTCTAGCACCAACTACGGTGATAGTTCTCCATTCCAATCCATCACAAAAAGCATCATTAAACTTAGGCCAAGCACTCTTAAGAGATTTTACTTCTCCGTTCCTTCTTGCACGCATCTTTATTAGAGCTTTCTCTAATGCTTGTCTTTCACTTACAGGAATCAGAGCTCTTGCTCCATTAAATAATTCAGCCATTGTATTTATTTTACTGGTTTATACTGATTTTTTGCTTTATTGTAAAAAGCATGAAATATACTTATAACAAGTTCAATTAGAAAAAACTGCCAAAAAGAAATTGTTATAATAAATAGATCAGTTATGCACCACGCTAATATTGTACCTATGACTGCTATAAATAACAAAAAGGTACTAAACTCTGTTTTACTTCTCATACTACATCTTCACTAAAATAAACATGATCAACATCTGGAGTAGTTTTAAGTAACTCACAGTAATTTGCTAATTCAGATTCAAATGATTTGTCAAGACTTTGTTTTCTCACAAAATATTGTGATGTTCTCATATATTCAAAATTTCTAAGTTCATAGTCTTTTACATATTTTTCAGAAGCTTTAAGAATAATCTCCCAATCATAATTATATGTTGTAAAAAACCATTTAAAGGCACCTTCAAGATTTTTTGCAGTTGTTCTTGCATATTTTCCAGAGGACAGTTTCCTGTTAGGAAATATGTTAACATATTCCTGGATCTTTTGCATAAATTCTGCACCCATTAAATCTTTTGAGACCTTTTTAGTAGTTCTATTAAAGAATCCACTAATTTCTTCCATAAAGATAATACTTTTACTAGTAAGTTGCAAATTTTCAGTTAACCATTCATCATTTTGTAATCTTTTGCATTCAAGCTCTTTGTTTACAAATTTTTTTGGTACAACCTTTTCTTTAATGCAATGCAAGATATAGTAAGCATTAGGAGTAATGTTCTCCTGTATAAGTCTATTAAATATTTCTGTCATGTTACCAGATTAAGTCTTCATTATAATTTTGTTTAATAATTACTTGAGTTTCTAAGAATACATTTTTTGAATCCCACTTGCTACCATTATAAGCAGCACTTGCCGGATGAGATAAGAAAAACTTATAATTGTTTTCACTTATTGCATCAGCCCATTCTTTAGCTTGTTTACCAAGATAAACATAGACTAACCCATTATGATTCAATGTAAGATAGTCAAAAAGATATGCTATAAATGGTTGCCATATCTTATAGTGTTGACCAATTTTATTAACTGTAGTTGTAAGAGCAGTGTTAAGCATTAGTATACCTTGGTTTGCCCATCTGGTTAAATCAACATCAGTTGATACAGGATGACCACCATATAAAGTAACATTAACTTCACTTAACATATATCTTAGACTTGGTTGTAGTTGATTTGTTTTACTGCAACTAAATGCAATGCCATCAGCTACACCAAATTGGGGATATGGATCTTGCCCTACAAGGATTACCTTAAGTTTATCATAAGGACATTCTTCAAAAGCTTTAAATATGTCTTTTAGGGTAGGAGTGAACCTTTGCCCATCATTAGCTGTCTGAGCTAACTGTGTAATGATATTATCAAAGTCTCCACTAAATATAAATGGTTTAAAAACCTTACCCCATCCTGAGGGTTCTAACTTTTCAAACATTTTTTGTTTAATTTCTTCTATATCTAATTTTTGTTTCATATTTTTGTTTAAAATTAAGTTTATGGCAATCACAGTAAAAGAAATTAAAGATGACGCAGTTGTGTCAATCCAAGTCAACAAAAGTTTTTATATGATGACTAAGGCTTTGTCTTTTTATATTTACCAAAACATTGGCAAAAATAAT